AAAATGGTTAATTTAAAAACTCATGCAAGTAGTGCAGGTGGAGGAGATACAAGTGGATTTGTTCCTTATACTGGTGGAACTACAGATATTGTTATTGCTCATGATATTAAGATAGATAGCGATAGTAAAAAGTTAATCTTGGGTGATGGGCAAGACGCAAGTATTTATGATGATGGAACTAATATGAAAATAAATACTGATGAACAAAGTGCTGGAACAGGAACTGATACAAGGAATTTAGAAATAACTGGAGCAGTAATTAATCCTATTCAACAATGGGCTTTTGGTGGTACTAAAAGTGCTGCAGGTGGAAATGTATTTAGATGTGCTTTAAGTGGTGGTAGGTCAGAAACCATAACAGAGATAGAAGATGGAACTGAAGGTCAGATTATAACTCTTATAGGGAATGGTGTTGCTACTACTTTAAGTGAAGGAGCGATAGTGGGGGATAATTTAATAGTGCCAGGTAGTTCAATAGTTGTAGGAGATACTGATACTGCACAACTTGTTTTTGATGGTACAATTGGTATAAGTGGTAAGTGGGTAGTAATATCCTATTCAAATAATAGTTGATAAAATGGTTAATGATTATAAAAGAAAAATAATGTCCTTGGATGAGTTTATGAATGCGAAAGTGTATAAGAAAGGTAATGCTCTAATGGTTGATGATAGTGAAGTTATGTATTATTCTGAAAAGGAAACAATAACTGAAAGAGTTTTAGAATTATGTAGGAAGTATAAACCTAAAAAGGTTTTAGAGATAGGATTTGGTTTAGGTTATACAGCAACAGCATTTCAGAAGTATGGAATTAAAGAACATATAATTTTAGAACCACAACCAAAGATATTTAAAAAGGCAGTTAAGTGGGCTAAGAATTATCAAGGTAAAGGTAGAATACAATTAGTACAAGCATTTATGCAAGACTTCAAATATGACGAGAAAGGTTACGATTTAATATTTGATGACAGGTGCGAATTAATAAGGCGATTTAAAGATGATGAGGTAACACCCAGATATAAAGTAAGAGGTTTAGCTGGTTGGGGAATACTCAATATGCACCCAATTAACTAAATAGTTTATAAAGATTAAAAAATATCAAGGAGGTATAAGATAATGGCAAATACAAAAAATTATACATTTTTTACCGATGAAGTCGGTTACGAGGAAACAGAAACAAAGGGTGGCAAGGATTATTTTGTTACAGGTTATATTTCTACAAAGGATAGAGATTTAGTAAATGATGTGGTTAGTGAGAACGCATTGAGTGAAATGCTTAATCAGATTAACCATAAGAATATTAAGTTAGATGTAGAACACGAAGCGTGGAGAGAGGAAAATCCAAGTATAGTTCCTGTTGGTAAAATAATAGAAGCTAAAAGAGATGAGAAAGGAATATTCGTTAAAGCAATATTAAATAGAGCACACGGAAGATTTAAAGAAGTATGGGATAGTGTTAAGAGTGGCTTTTTAGATGCTTTTAGTATTGCATTTAAAACAACGAGTTATGTTCATAAGGTGGTTGATGGTGTTAAAACCAGAATACTAAATGGAGTGGAACTTCTTAATGTTGCACTTACTGGTAATCCAGTAAATCCAGAATGTAAGATGACAGAAGTATTTACAAAAAGTCTAAACGATATGGAGGAAATTAAGATGGCTGAAGAAGTAGTAGAAAAAAAGGATGAGGAAGTCCAAGCACCTGCTGAAGAAGCTGCTCCAGTAGCAGAAGAACCAGCAGTTGAGCCAGTAGCTGAAGTTGAAGCTGAAGTAGAAGAACCTACCGAAGAAGCAAGTGAAGTGGAACAGAAGGCATTGGATAGAATCACAAAGTTAGAAGATGACTTAGCAGATGCTAAAACAGAGATAAAGAGTTTGACTAAAAAGTTAAACGAACCAATCCTAAAAGATAATGTGGAAACATTAGACAAGGAACAGATAGTAGCTAAGGGAACATATAATCCTTTAGATGCAGTATAAATAATGGAGGAAAATTAAAAATGGCACAAGTAGGAGAATATAAAGACATTAGTGCAAGTGCTTATCAACACAGTTTTGGAACTTTACCAGATGGAACCTTATACCACGGTGGTGCAAGAGGAAGTTTTGATGTAGAGAAAAAATCTTTTGATGTTGATATGCGACCTGAACTAAAAAGTGCTTTTGATATAGGATTCAAAGCATTAGAGAGTACAAGTGGGGGTGCAGGAACAGCAGGATATGCTATGGTTCCAATTTATGTAGACCCAAGAGTAGTAGATAGAACAAGGAAATATACACCTTTGGTGGAGTTAATTCCAAGAGTATCTAATCAAGGAATTACAGCAGATTACAATGTAATCACAGCAAAGGGTGGAGCAGTTGTAGCAGCAGAAGATGCAGCATTAAGTGAAACTAATACAACTTTTGACAGAATGAGTACAAGTATAAAATACTTATACAGTGTTGGAAGGGTAACTGGTCAAGCTATGGCAGCAATTCCAAGTTATATCTTACAAGGTTTAACACCAGATGGTGGAGCAACAGGAGCATTCAGTTCAAGCAGTGCACCTAATGCAAAGCAATTAGAAGTGTTAATCAAAACAAGAGATATGAGAGAATTGGAAGAAGAACTAATTATTAATGGTTCAGTTTCTTCAGATTCTAATGAATTTGATGGTATTGTTGCATTATGTACTGCCAACGCTACAGCAAAAGCTGGAGCAGCATTAGCTTTAGGAGATATTGATACAGCAGTTAAATTAGCTTTTGACGATGGTGGTAGACCAAATTTAGCAGTAGCAAGTTCTCAAGCTTATACTGATTTATTAGGACTATTAACAGCAAAGATTGGATATATGCAAGCAACACAGACAGTGTTCTGGGGATTCACAACTATTGTATTACATACAATGGTAGGAGATATTCCAGTAATTCCAAGTATGTTTTTGAATGCAGCTCAAACTGCAAGTTCAAATGCAATTTATTTCTTAGACTTATCAGTTATAGAAATGAGAGTTTTACAGGACTTAACATACGAAGATTTAGCAAAGACTAACGATAGCAGTAAATTTATGCTAAAGATATATGAGGCTTTAATTGTTAAAGCACCAACATTCTGTAGCAGTATTACTGGAATAGCATAAGGAGGAAATGAAAAATGGCAGCAATAGATGTAGCAGATTGTACTGTAACTCAATCATCACCAAATGCTGGTTTAACTGAAGTTTGGTTTCAAACTTTAGCAACAGCAGATGCAGCAGACACATTAGCTTTAACATTAAAAGATTATGGTATCTCAGATACTGGACTTTTAGCAGTTCAGTCTTGGGTACATACCACTACTAATAGTGTTATAACTTCTGAAGCAAATACAACAGCTGTAAGTTCAGGTATTTTAACTGTAACAATAGCAGCAGGAACAAACAATGATGTGCGAGTTATAAGAGTTGTAGGTAGAGCAATACCTAATGTAACAGCTTAAATATAGAATAGGGTAAAACCTATTTTTTATTTTTTTTTTAAAATAAATGAATGGAGGATTATTAAGATGGCAGACCACGAAATGAGTGCAACACCGATACCTGGAGCATTAGGAACTAATGATGGGTACCAGTTATGTAAAATAGCACAAGTAACTGCAGCAGCAGTAGGAAATGATGATACTTTAACTTGGAAGAATGTAACAGATGTTATACCTGTTAGTGTTACAAGTGAAATTGGAAGTATTTTAGATTTTGATGCAAGTGCAGCAAGTTCAGATGATTGGGTATTAACAGTTAATGCAGCAGTAATTACAACTGGAACAGCAGCAACTTGGGTTAAAGGATTAGCATTAGTACAAGGATTATAAATCGGAGGAAATTAAGATGGTAATGAAAGCAGGATTTTCTTCAAAAGAAGAAAAACCACAAAAGAAAGCAAAAGCAAAAGTAGAAGAAAAACCAAAAGTCCATAAAAGAAGAAAGGATGAAAAGGGTAACTCTATTTGGTATTGGGAATAAAGAATGAACATTATACAATTAACTGGAACTTGTGCTGCAGGTGGTGGTTTAACAATCACTGGCACTAATAATGTAGTTGGTTATGTAGAGAAAGTTGTTATGGATTATGACGATGGAGATACTGGAGCAGATTTAACTCTTACTAATGAAGCTGTAGTTAGTGAAACTATTTTAGTTGTAACTAATTTAGGGACGGCAGATAAAACTTGGTACCCAAGAGTAAGTGCTGTTGATGGAACAGATGCAGGAGCATTTACTAATGAACAAGCAGCTAAGAATTTCGTAACTGGTAGTTTCAAAGCAGTTATAGCTCAAGGTGGGAATGCTAAGAACTTTAAGTTTTTGATTTATGTATCGGATGAATAATGACAACAATAACCTATTATTGCTCAGCAGATGATGTTAGGCGACAGATGGGTATTACGAGTAGTGATATTTCAGATGCAGATACAGTTGAGTTTATTAAGATGGCTCAGTCTGAAGTTGATGCTCTTACCCATACGACCTTTCTGAAACTTCAAGATAGTGGAACTGCTACAAGTGGAGATACCACTTCAGTAATAGATAGTGGAGCAGGTTGGGATGCAGATGAGTGGAATGCTGAAGCTGATTTAACTGGTGGTTATATGGTTTGGATTATCTCTGGAACTAACTCTGGAGAGGCGAGAACTATAACTGATGGTACTACTACAGATTTAACAGTTAGTCCAGCATTTAGTTCTGCAATAGATGCTACTTCTGTATATAGAATAGTTAAAAATACTTACACAGATGAAACATTTACTGGCGATGATACCAGAATTTATTATACTAAAAATTATCCTTTAATAACTGCTCCTTATTCTGTAACGATAGATAGTAATTCAGTAACGATTGGTGGAACGAGTTTATATTCTACTTCTCAATGGGGTAAGTTAGAATTAGGAAGTTCTGCAGAAGAAACTTATTGGAAAAATTCTTATCCACAATTATGTAATGTTAAATATTATTATGGAGCTTATCTTTCTCCAGCAGTTGATTATACAGAACAAGTTAGAGATTTATGTGCTTGTTTAGCTGGAATAATGGCTGCAGTTAATATGATTGGTGGAACATATACTTTCGCAACAGGATATACAGTTCCAGATATGAGTATTCAAAAAGGAGTTCCTTATCCACATTTTGATAGGGCATTAAGTGCTATGACTCAAAAGAGGGATTGGTTGATGGCTCAGATTACTAATAAGTTAGCCAGACCAATGTTTGCATAATGGCAGAAAAGAAAAGGTTATTTGGAAAAGAATTAAATGAAGCTCTTTTAAGAAATGTTAAAGAGTGGAGAATTAGAATGGGGTATCTTGAAGAATGACTGGAGCAGGAGATATAGGAATAACAAGTGTTGATTTTACTAATGCACCTTTAGTAGATTTAGGAACTTCAGTTACTTGGGAAGCAGTAACCAAAACAACTGATAATATTACAGGAGATGAAACTTTATCTTATGCAGGTGGAGTGGCTAAGACTGTAGTATTTGTTAAAAGAACTCAAAGGTATGCTCAAGGACAGGAAGGATTAGTAGATTTAGGAGATGCTTATTGTATGAGTGAAAATAGTGATGGATTTAAATTAAATGATAGGATTACATTTAATAGTGAGAAATTCTTAATTGGAGATGTTATAACTCGTAGAGCAAATGGCGAGGTTATGTTTGATTTTGCTAATTGTTTTAAAGTGGAGGATTAAATGCCTCTAACCTATTCACAAGCCATTACAAGGGCTAAAGAAATTATAGCCATAGATTTACAAAACGAATTAAAACTTTCTGCTAATAGGGCTATACAAGGACATAAAGTACAAGAGCATAGTACCACTGGACATCTGCTTAGGAATATTAGAGTTGAAGCAACTTCTGATGGAATAGAATTTAGTTTTCCTTATTATGCTCAATATTTAGAATGGGGTACTGGATTATATGGACCAAAGAAACAAGTTATAAGACCTAAGACTGCTAAAGTTTTAAGTTGGGAGGGTGCTGATGGTAAAAGACATTTTGCGTCTTATGTAAAAGGTATGACACCTGCTCCCTTTATCCGACCAGTAATGCACCAGAAGTTTATGAAAATAGTTGCTGATGCTTTAAATGAAGCATTTGCTGATGTAGAATTTAACTAAGTAATTTATAAACTTTAAAATAAATAAGAGGTTAATACCAAGTGGTGGAAAGCTAAGATGGCTGTAACGAATTTAATTAACCTAAATCAAATAAAACAGGAATTGGTAGTGTTTCTTAGAAACTCCGATATTATAAGCATAAGTGATAGAGGAGTAACGACTTCTACTAATGAGAGTATTGGAACTGGAGATAATGTTGAAGTTGATTTTGCTTTAGCAGAATCTAATGCAAAGAATGTTAGAAATGTTAAATTAGATGGTTCAGCTCAGACTTTTGGTACAGATTACACAGTTGATTATTCTACTTACACTGTAACATTTACAACTGCTCCTGGAAGTGCAGTGGCAGTTACAGCAACTTATGATTATGGAAGTGGGGATAGTATTTATCCAGACTTTCCAAGAACAGATTTAGGTATTTCTTCTTATCCGAGAATGGCAGTAGCAGTAACGAGTGTAGCAACAAGTGAGATGGGAATTGGTGGAGCAGCAAACATTAATGATATTCTTTTAAGTGTTTATGTTTATGCTAATGGTATGGCTGCAGTTGATGATTACATTAAAGATGCAAGGAGTGCTTTCTTACAAGCTAAAAAAGATTTTTATTATTTGAAGTTCGTAACCCCTGTAACTCAATCTCCTCTTATTAATGAACCAGCCAGAGGAGATAAAATTTATACAAGGAGTTTGGATATAAGGGCAATGTTTAATGTGGAGGATATTAGTTAAGATGGTAAAATTAAAATTCAATGGAAAGAGTGAAACCTTTTTTCATTTTGATGGAAAGAGATACAAGACAGAGAAATTTGTAGTGGATAATGTTCCAGATGAAGCAGCAGACTATATTTTATCTAATCCGAGATGGAGTAAGATAAGTTATGCTAAAAAAAAGAAAACTAAGGAGGATTAAAAATGGTAAACATATATAAGGGATATAATACAGGCATAATGTATAAAAGTGAATCTACTTATGGTACTGCTGTTACAGTTGATACTGCAGTTGAAGGGAAAGTTACTGCTTTTGGTGCAAACTGGGCTAACAATTTCTTTAGAGAGCAAGGATTAGGAGAGGGCAGAAATGCTACTTTTACTGGTTTCGGACCTTTTGATGCAGGAGGAACAATAGAGTGGATTCCAGCAGAGATAGACTTTTTACAATATGTAGTAGGAGTAAAGAGTGGAGATGGTAGTTCAGGTACACCTTTTATTTTAACTGAAGCAGATACTTTAACTTCATTTACTATGCAGGCATTTAATGATGCTACTGCTGATATGGTAGATACTTATGAGGGGTGTGTGTTGAATAATTGTACATTAACAATAGCAGAGGGAGATTTATTAAGGGCTTCAGCTGATTGGGTGGCAGAAACAGTAAGAACGAATACTGCAGGAGCTGCTTTCAGTGCAAATACTGCATCACCTTGGAATTTTGCTCAAGGAGTATTAAAGTGGGGAGCATCTCCAACTACTGAAGCATATGTAACAAATGCAAATATTACAATTAGTAATAATCTATTTGTTTATAGAGCATTAGGAAGTAGGTTTATTAAAGAACCAGCAACTGGTATGAGAAGATACGACTTTAATATAACAGTAAAAGCTAATAGTGATGTATTAGGTACTATGCAAACAGATTTAATGGGTCAAGCAAATACACCTATAGGGGATGATACTGCTTCTCCAACAGCAAGTTTAGAATTGTTGTTATACTTTTCTGGACCAACTAATCAAGTTTTAAATATTCAACTTGATGAAGCTGCTATTGAAACTATGGGTAAGCCAGTAGATTTAGGTGGTGGAGTAATAGAGTTATCAATTACAGGTGTAGCTCAAGAGGGAAAAAGTAATGTTCCTATGAGTTGGCAAACTGGTGCTTAAAGATGGCTACAGAACAAGGTTATCCGAAAGAAAAGAAACCAGAGGATGAAGAAGAAATAGAGGAAAAAACAAG